GTCACAGCCGTGACCAAGAAGTTGAAAGCGAAGTGGACTCCTGAGCTTGGCCAGGATCTTAACGCTTATCACAACTTGGACGCCGAGGTTGAACTTACTGGTATTCTCTCTGAGCAAATTGCTCTTGAGATTGACCGTGAGATTCTTAACGACCTTGTTATTGGTGCTACTGCTGGTACTTACTACTGGTCGCGTTCGCCTGGTCTTTTCGTTCACAGAACGAATGGAACTGAGCTTGGCGCTACGGCTGCTGCACCGGACTTCACCGGTACGGTTAGCGAGTGGTATGAGACCCTCATTGAGACAATCAATGATGTTTCGGCCCAGATTCACCGTAAGACGCTTCGAGGTGGTGCAAACTTCGTTGTTTGTGGTCCCGAAGTTGCAAATGTCATGGAGTTCACTGCCGGTTTCCGTGCCAGTGTAACTGCTGATGATGATCGTGGCACTGTCGGTGCTGTTAGGGTCGGTGCCCTGAGTCGTAAGTTCGACGTTTACGTTGATCCTTACTTCCCACGTAACCTTGTTCTCGTCGGTCGCAATGGCGGCTCCTTCCTTGAGAGCGGTTTCGTGTACGCCCCGTATGTGCCTCTCCAGGTCACTCCGACGATCTTCGGTGTCGAGGACTTCGTGCCCCGCAAGGGCGTGATGACTCGTTACGCTAAGAAGATGGTCCGACCGGATATGTACGGTCTTGTTGTTGTTCGCGGTCTGCTCGGTGAGAGCGGCGCCAGCTAATAACGGCTAACGGCTAATAAAGAAGCCCGTCCCTTTTTGGGGCGGGTTTTTTTGTTTCTTAAGGATTAATCCAAAAGTCGATACTATTTATAAATGAAACGAATTAAGGCGAATAGCCTAAATCAAAAGGAGATTTAAAAAGATGAGTAAATTAGGAAGATATTCAGCTAATAGAATTAAGGTTCAAGAAAAAACGGCGTCCTTTACAGTTGTAGTTCCCGAATGCGGTACGTTATTTGTAATAAACCCTGCTGCCGATATGACATTGACCTTACCTACCCCAGCCGATGCTGGCAAAGGATGGTGGATTGAGGTAATGATTGACGAAGAAGATGGTGGAACAGTGGACGCAGATGTTAATATTAATGTTGCTGACGGCACTTTTTTTACCGGTTTATTGGTTGCTGCTGATGGCGGCGGTGCTTCCATTGGTAACGGAACTTCTAATGACTTCATCCGTTTTGACCAGGGCGCTGCTACGTCAGGCGAGTTGGTTCGCATAATCAGTTTGGGTGATCGATATGTTGCTCACGGCTTCATAGTGGATGCTACCGATACTTCGTTCGGTGATGCCGCACTCTCCTAAACAATTCTAATCTCATCTAAATATCAAACCCCACGTTTTCACGGCGTGGGGTTTTTTATTGATTAACTATTTATTATACAACCCAGGAGGTATTATGGGAAAAACGAGAAGAAGACTTACGAGACCAAAGTTTGCTAAAAAGTATGCTAATTTAAGGGCAGCAATTGCCAGACGTAAAGGAGAGGTTGAGCCCGAGCCAGCCCCGATTGTAGAGGAGGTTGCTGTTGTTACAAAGCCTGTTGCTGTAGAGCCCGAAACTGTTACTATCGCTGTACCAGAGCCTGTGGTTGAAGAGCCTGTTGTAGTAAAAGAGGCACCAAAACCTAAAAAGAAAACAACTACACGACGTAGAACAACAAAGAAAACCGCCACACGGCGCACAACCACAAAACGAACCAAAACAACTACGGGAAAGATCAGTAGTTTTACCACGCCAACAACTAATTATATCCGAGGAGATATAATTTAATGGCGTTGCCTAGTTTAACACCGAAAAGTCAATCAAGCAAAGTTATATTACCACCCACAGGATCGGCTGATGATGTAACTTCGACAAATCTGCCATTTGGTTATTATGCCAAAAGTGGCACCTTACATGATGGTAACTTTGTGTCCGGTGCAGTAGAGCAGGTAGCATATACATTTAGAAAGCTTGGCGGTGATGTATTAGACATTGAATTAACAACACAAAACGTGTACGCTGCCTATGAAGAGTCGGTGCTAGAATATTCATATCTTGTCAATACTCACCAGGCAAAGAATGTTTTAGATAGTGTGCTTGGTGCGACAACTGCTTCTTTTGATCATGAAGGGCAAATATCAACTTTAGATAATAGTTCATTATCTGGAAGCAACATAGCCCTGAGATATCCCAAGTTTCAATATGGATATGCATCGAAAGTTGGAGACCGGACAGCAACTTCGGTTGGTCTTGGTGGGCAAGAGCCAATTTATTCAGCCTCTTTTAATACAACAGCAAGTGTTTCAGATTACGACTTACAGGCAATAATTAAGGCACAATCCATTGATGCAGGGAATACTTATTTTCCTTTCTATAATGAAATTGATGATTCCCGAATCACAATTAGAAAAGTATTTTACAAAACTCCAAATGCCATGTGGCGTTTTTATGGATACTATGGTGGTTTGAATGTTGTAGGTAACTTGCATCAATATGGCCAGTATGCTGATGATTCCAGTTTTGACTTGGTTCCTACTTGGCATAACAAACTTCAAGCTATGGCGTTTGAAGATAGTCTCTACACAAGAACGTCTCATTTTTCATATGAGATTAAAGATAATAAATTAAGATTGTTTCCCACCCCTCAAAGGGCACTTCCTGATCATATGTGGGTAGAATTTACGGTTGATTCCGATCCTTGGGAAAATAATGAAACAATTTTTGATTCTGTGTTGGGCATCAATAATATGAACACCCTACCGTTTGAGAATCTTCCTTATAAGAACATTAACTCAATCGGAAGGCAGTGGATAAGAAGGTTTGCTCTCGCTCTAACAAAAGAAATGTTAGGAAATGTTCGAGGCAAGTTTGCCACAATCCCAATACCAGGAGAGTCAGTTACATTAAACTCTTCCGAGTTGCTTTCACAAGCAAAAGAAGAGCAAGAAAGTCTTAGAACTGAGCTTAAAACAGTTCTTGATGAAATGGTATACGCTAAGTTGGCCGAGCAAAAGGCTGCAACAGCAGATAATGTTAACAAGATACAAGCGACGATTCCTGCTGGAATCTATACGGGGTAATAAACAATGGCCGAAAATAAATGGTCACAACCAGCCGCTCCCCCTCCACCATTATTCACTGGTAAGAAAGAGCGAGATCTTGTTAAGCAGGTCAATGATGAACTTATAGAGAGAGTTATTGGTCAGCAAGTTCTTTATTATCCGATAAGTTTGGAACATACAAACTTTCATTCTCTTTATGGAGAAGCAATAAATAAAACTTTCCTTCCTCCAATTCGTATTTACGCTCTTGTTGAATGGGAAGGTCAAGAAACTTCAACAACTAATTATGGTGTTGATCGTCGGTCAAGTTTGACTGTTCACTTTCATAAGAGAAGATTGACCGAGGATCAGGACTTGTTTGTAAGAGAAGGTGATTTTCTTCTTTACGGCTCTTTTCATTACGAGATTGTAACTTTAAACGAGCCAAGACAAATTTTTGGTCAAGTAGACCATAAGATGGAAATCACAGCAAGATGTATTAGAGCACGTAAGGGACTGTTTGATGCCAGCTAGAACACAACAAATACCATTCATGCCTTCCACCTTGGAAACTGTTGACTTTGCAATCTATCATTGGTTACGAGATGAACTGGATCTGCATACAACAACACAAGATGGATTTGAAAAGGTTCCAGTTATCTGGGCTTCTGCCGAGAGAGCATTTCAAGTTAAAAGAGATCCAGAACTTCGAGACCTTGATGGCACTTTGATTCTTCCATTAATAACTATTGAAAGAACAAGTGTTATAAAAGACCCAACTCGAAAAGGCACTGGTTGGGCTAACATACCTCGTGTTAATGATGAGAAGGGTGGCTCACCTACGATCACCATTGCGAGAAGAATAAAGCAAGATAAGACTGCAAACTTTGCCAACGCTGATTCTTGGAAGAGAGTTTCAAACAGCGCACGCCAAAGTGCCGGTGCTCACTCTCGTGTGAATCAACGGAACTTCCCGAAGCGGGATAGCTTCAATCGTCGTGTAGATAATGAAAAGGTAGTTTATCAAACGATTTCTGTGCCAATGCCAGTATATTTAGACATAACCTATTCTATAATGGTTAAAACAGAATACCAGCAACAAATGAATGATTTATTAACTCCTTTTATGACAACAACTGGTGGAATAAATTATTTTACTATTACACACGATGGCCATCGGTTTGAATCGTTTATACAGTCTGACTTTACGCAAGATAATAATTTGGCTAATTTAGAAACAGAACATAGGAAATACGAGTCTAAAATAGATATTAGGACTCTAGGATATATTATTGGAGAGGGTAAAAACCAAGAGCAGCCCAAAGTTGTTATTCGCGAAAACGCTGTGGAAGTAAAGATCCCCAGAGAGCGAGTTGTTTTTGGTGAAATCCCAGATCACATAGATAAAAGAGGATTTTATAAAGAGTGATTCTTTTGAAGTAACATTACACTATTTATTAAAGACAAATAATGTTACTATTAAGGAGACTCTAACACATGTCAGTATTGAAATATAAGTTTGTATCACCTGGAGTTTTTGTTAACGAAATCGATAACTCGCAAATACCCGACCCAACCCCTGCAAGAGGGCCGGTAGTTATTGGCCGCACCCGTCGCGGTCCTTCGATGCGACCGATTGCAGTTAATTCATTTTCCGAATATATTGAAACGTTTGGAGATCCCGTACCTGGAGGCCAGGGCGGCGATGTTTGGAGGAATGGAAATTATACTTCTCCTATGTATGCTACTTATGCTGCTGAAGCTTGGTTACGAAATGGCCAGACAGCAACTATTGTCCGCCTTTTAGGACATCAAGATTCTAATCTGACTGTTGGTTCTGGTGAGGCTGGTTGGAAAATTGCCTCTACATCTGCTAGTTATGGCCTCTTTGTGATTGATGGTCCCCTTGCGGCTGAACAAGCTGCCACTGGTACTTTGGCTGCTGTTTGGTATTTCCCTGAAGGAGATGACCACATCACTCTTTCTGGTTCGCTTAGACGTGGTGGAAGCGCACATGTTACGGCGTCGAATGGAGCTTTTATTCAAAGTTCCGGTCCCCAACGTGAGTTCCAAGCCATTATAAATTCTGGCTCCACTGCAACACATCACACTTTCAACTTTGATCCAGACTCTGATCAATTCATTAGAAAGGTATTCAATACTAATCCGATTTTAACTAATACGACTTTAACTACCGGACCCAACTTGGAGTCTTACTTTCTCGGCCACTCTTTTGAGGGTGCGATGGGTTCTGGACGAACTGTTACCGGTTCTGCTGCTGGGGATGTGTTGGGTATTATCCTTAAGCTGGGAAGTGTCTCGGCTGGCGCGGGGGCTTTTAATACAAACTTTTCCGATTTCCAGTTCTCGTCGAAGGCAGCAAATACTAACTGGATTATTTCTCAGGATATGAGGGGTTCTGCTTCGGTTGGTTTCGACGCGCTAGATACGACATATGTTACCAAACTCTTCAAGTTTCACTCTAGAGATGGTGGAGATTGGGAGAACACAAATCTTAAGATTTCTATTAAAGATATCAAGTCTTCTCCAAATGAAGATGTTAATGCTTATGGTTCTTTCACTGTGCTTCTTCGAGATGCAAAGGATACGGACAACGCAGTTCAAATTATTGAACAATACAGCAATGTTAACTTGAATCCTAACTCTGAGAATTACATTGCTAAAAGAATCGGTGACACATATGCCGAATACTCAGACAAGGAAAGACGATTCCGTTCTTATGGAGAATTTCCCAATGTCTCTAAGCATGTAAGAATTGAGATGAATAACGAAGTACAACAGGGCTCAACTGACCCAAGACTACTTCCGTTCGGCTTCTGGGGTCCGATTCGACCGAAGGGTTTCAAGATTCATCAGTTGGGTGTAGGTTCCACTTCAGGTTCTATTATAAGTAAAACTTTTGCTGAAGCTGGACCCATTGCTGATACTGGGCTGGTCAGCGCTCCAGAGGAATCAAAAGGTCCAATTATTCTTGGTCCCGAAGAACTTGATTCGACAATGCTTGCTACCGCTTCGTTTGTATTCCCAACGGTTGCACTTCGAGCAAATTCAACAGACTCTCTGTTGTCATCTGATAAGGCAGCGTTCTTCGGATATGATTCAACTCGTCCTGACAGTTCTACTCGATTTGATTTTAGTAATATTGACA